TATTCTTCGTATATCTTTTTAGAATCTACGTACCTAACCAGGGGTGGCTCATACGCAAAAGTTGAACCAGTTATTCTGTTTTTTGGTATCTGCAGTTGCATTATACTTTCGTCCTCTGAGTCATCTCCGCTAATTAGTTTTTTCTCAGTAATAAAGATTGTTATTGCGCACTTCTGCTGAATGGCTAGCGATCCGCCAGTGTCAGACTGCATAACTACTTCTCGTCTTTCTTTCATTCTGTTTGAGTTCTCTTGTGCGGTAATGATTAAGACGCAGTTCATATCTCTTGATAGCTTCTCTAGGCGAACCATCATTTCTTCAAACTCGCCCCATCTAGCCTTTCCTTTGGATCTGGTAAACATAGACTGTATAGTATCTATTACGATGACATCTGGAATATCTTGATTCTGCAGAAGAATTTCTCTTAACCATTTTTCAAGATCTTCAAAATAGGGAGTATCAGGGTCGTGCTTAACCATCAATCTGTCGCCCCACTTAAGTAATTTTTGCATAAAGGTGTTCATATGCTTTTTCTTATCTTCTTCACTCCAAGATCCCGCTTCAGCATAAACGTTTTTTCCTATGATCTGAGTCATTAATATTCTTTCCCAATGACTTCTGGCTTCTTCAAAATTTATATACAAAGCCCTGTACCCATTGTCTAACCAGTTATTCACAAGACATTTTGCAAATGTGCTCTTGCCTTTTCCCGATGCGGCTATGATTGCATGAACAGAGCCCCTGTAAAAACCACCATCGTTAGTGTATCCCATCGCCCTATTTAATGATTTATATTGAGTAGAAAGAAAATCTGGAGTATCTAATAATGAGTCGATTTTATCTATCATTTCATTGGCTGTAACAACCCCATCATACGGATTATAATTAATCTGATTTTCCAAAGTTGTTATCTCTATTGCTAAAGATGTCATCTTTGAAAGATCTTCTTCTGACTTTAACCCCTTTTGACCTAGGATAATCTCAAGTTCTTTTAATAAATTACGTTGTTTTAGTTTATTATATTTATGTTTTATTACTTTAGTTACGGCTTCTGGAGTGGACAATTCCATTTTATTTAATACGTCCATAATTAAATCAACACCATTTTGACCATTTAGAGCTTGGTAAAGGTCGCTTTCGTTCTGCATCCAGTCTCTAAATGCAATAGGGTCGACGATGCTCAACTCGGTTGAAGCCGAGTATGAAATAAGCGCTTTATAAAACTCGTTTATACCATTCTGATTTTCAAGAAAACCAACCATTTCTGGTTGAAGGTTATCTCTAAAAAATCCAACCGCCCCCTGACACCTAAAAGATAATGCAAAAAGCTGGTATTCAATCGGATACGGTCCTGCAGATTCTACGAGGTTGATATTATCTGTCATGATAGTTCTTTTTATTTTTCATTTTTCTATATAGATCTTTTTTTCTTTTATTATATTTTTTCTTCTGCTGTTGATAGTATGAATTATCTGTTAGATTTGTTTTTTTAGTTTTTTGTTTTATTTCCGGCTTTGCAATACGTATCGCCTGCAACATTCTATCATATACCGCTTCTTCTGTAAGAAGATCATTATACCTAAAAACAACCAAAACTATTCCAAGCTCCTCGCACTTTTGTAATTTTGCTTTATCTCTTTCCACAGCTTGATCAAAATCATACTTTGATTCATAGAACCTCTGTGTATAATAAAAGTGCTGTCTTCCATGAAATTCTGCCGCCAACTTATAAGAAGGACAATATACATCTAATTTCATCTTGTCACCAATATGATATTCGTTAATGATTTTTTGTCCTGGCAGAAGTTTCTTCATTAGATGCGTTAGGGCATTTTGCCCTCTTGAAGATTTTTTCTTCTGCTCTTTTATCCAAGATAGACCTAGGGAATTTATTTTTTTGTTTAGATCACTGTACTTTAACTGCATCTCCCTTGCTATTTCAGAGATTGTTAAATCAGAATCAAACAGAAGATCTATTAAAAATAAATCGTCTTCTTTATCTGTTTTGATTTGAGTTTTTTTCATTAAACTTTTTTTCATTTATGAATTTTGATTTAGAAAAACTAATAATTTTTCCAAAATCTAATATTGATAAATTAAAATTGTTCCATATCCTGTGAGCCAGGGCAGAAGAAAGTACTGAACAGTCAAGCAATATCATATCTGATCTATCCTTTATCGCATCTATTTTTTCACATATATTATCTAGTTGATTTTCATGATTATTATATGGAACGTGAATATAGCCTGCTGGAAAACCTAAAAGTTTAGTTATTTGTTTTTTATCATTGAAAGAAACAATGATATATGGTGTATTTTTTATATAAAATTCCACAAAAGAATCAAAGACTACTTGATTATTATAAAAATAACTTTCTAAAGTAGATGAATTGAAATAAATTGAATTATCCTTAAAGATGGATGCATCTATTTCTTCTTCTTTTTCCGAATTATACACATAAGATGCTGGAACCGCTTTCATGTAAAAATCATTCTTGATGTCAAAAGAACTTTGAATTTCCGATACAAAGTTTTCAGAAACGATGCCTGTTTTGTTATTGCTCAAAGCCTGGAGAGATGTTTTGGGAAAACATACATAGGCGTATTTATGGTTGGATAGCATTTTTTTAGTCAATGCTTGTATTGTTTGCGTTTGTGTTGCTATCTTTATTTTATTTTTCATATTATACTCCAAAATTACCCCATCTTACTAGTACTGGATTTTTATCTACTATTGATTCTATGTGATTTATGTTGTGAAACTGACCATTATCTATTTTTATATATCTTTCATACTTAGAAATTTTATCTTCATTTTTTTCATATCCCATATGTTTCATGATTAAATTTGAATCTGACCAATAATTTCTTTGCCTTACCCAATCCATGACGTAAGAAGGTTCTGATCCACAAGCAAGTTTTTTATTTAAAAATCCACCATTTTCCTTAAATCTAAAAATTCTTGAACTATTATTTGGCGCCCAAAGTTTGTCAACCCTATAGTGGGTGTTGTTCCACATATGATAAAATCTAACATTAACAACATCACTTGGTGATTGTTTTAAAGTAGATTTTATATCCAAACTAGATATATTATTTTTCAAATAAATCATTTCGTCACAATCAATAGCTAGAATCCAATCACCAACTTTTGCGTGTTCCGAGAGATTGCCCCAGGCAGTTGCCCTAAGATGGGCTTCATGTTTTGAAAAAAGTGATTCTTTATTTTGATACGTTTGACAGTATTGTTTTGCAATTGAAAAGGTAGAGTCCGTAGAGCAGTCATCTGTAAAAACAATTAAGTCAACTTGTTGAGATAGTCTTTCAAGAACATCTTTTAAATATCTATGTTCTTCATTTTTTCCAACTACTTGTGCAATTAGTTTTTGCATTGTTTTTCCCTGTATGCAAAAAGCGGTGTCGACACCTTAGATCGACACCGCTTTTCGAATAGAAATTAGATTTCTAGCATTTCCCTAACGTCTACTGCTGAAACTCTTTCCACGTCTGTATTTGTAGAAAGGATTTCGCCCTTAACATTCTTGCGTCCAAGGGCAATCTTCTCCGCCTCCGACTTATTTCTTGCCTTAACAAGAAACGAGGTCTTAACTTCAAAGTAGTTGAATTTATTATCTGACATATTTTTTCCTTTATGATTGAATTGATTAATTACAGATAGATATTATATCGACCCAATCAGGAAAAGTCAACTTCAACTAACAATTTTTTTGACAAAGGACTCAGAAAATCAGTAGAAAAGCATACGTATTTTAATTGATGCTCCCAGTCCCTTTTTAGGAAACGTAGTTTGTGAGACTTATGATATTTATTCTTTGTGACAAACCAATTAATGCCTCATCAAAATTATCCATTAAAACGACACTTTTTTTATGTCATTTAAATATTGATTTAGTTTTCCCATTTAATTGTAAATTTTTCTTTAAATTCTTTTCTAGTATAGGGGAATGGAATAACGTGTCCAACATTTAAATGTAAGTTTTCAATAACATTTTCTGAATCATCTTCAAAAACTGGTGTTCTAAAATATTTAGAATTTGTCCATTCTTTTTCGATACGACCAGCCTCCATATCAAGCCATTTAGTGCCTAGTCTTTCGTAAAGACGATTCCATTTTTTAGAACCTTCATAATTATGAAGAATAAAAGTTCTTACAATAAATTT